TCCACATATTCAGCACCATTCAGCGTAAGCACATTCTCGTCTGTATTGGTAAGATAGAATCCTTGCGAATCTCTACCACTTGTAAGACCTTCCGTGAGTACGATTGATGCTGGTGAGCCAGATGCTGTGCCATTGTTTGAATTAGTGCTTCTATCCGTCCAAGTGGTATCATTATCATTACGCCAATATCCTTGTAGGTCACCAGAACTGGCGTAGTTACCACTATCAGCAGTAGCATCTAATGGTGTGCCTGAATTGTAGAGAGCAGTTATTTCTGATGCGGTTAGGTGAGTATCCCAAACTGCAAATTCATTAATTATACCATCAAATGCTGTACCAGATGCCGCCGCTTGCCTTCCAATAGTAAGCCCTTCTCCATAGGAATCTGCTGGGTCTGTGCTGTTTGTTGTATCTGTGGATATTTCAGTAGCATCAATATATAGTTTACAACTTGCAAGGTCACTTACATCAACAATAAGAGCATAGTGATGCCAGTTTCCATCATCTTGTGCTGAATTATCAACCCAATATCTGAAACCTGCACCAGCCAAATATAATAAAGGTTTATTCGCAGAAAAGTTTAAATGAAAAGCCTTGGCGGCACCACCGTGACCAAACACAGTATTAGCAGTCGTTTTTGTTGATTTTGACCACCACGAATAAGTCGCATCTCTTGCAACATTATCCGTGCTATTTGTAACACAATCATCCACCCCATCAAACACCATAGGCTTATTCTGTCTCACAAGTCCTACTTGTGCTATGTCGGTTTCTGCTTTTACCCAGGTAGCACCAGTTATTGTGCCGTGATTCTGATTACCGCTTCCATCATAGTTATAAGCACCAACACCTTCATTCATTGGGAGATATAGTTTTAGATTACTCGATGAAACGCCTGTAGGTAGTATCTGCTCAGGATTGAGATACATCTCTTGGATTTCAGATTCGGTTAAGGCAGAATTGAATATTTTTATGTTTGAGATTTTGCCAGCAAAGAATAATTGAGCAACATCATTTTGGTCTCTTGCCCCAATCCAAATTTCATCAGCAGAAGTATATTCAGACATTGTAACGCCAGACATTGATGTAGTCTTAATAGCAGAACCATCTAAATAAGTAATCATATTTACTCCATCTGCTATAAAAACAATATGTTTCCATCCAGTTATCCCATCTGAAAGAACAGCCGATGATGCACTTATCACAGAATTTGTATTTGCTTTAAATACAAACCTTATAGTTCCATTATATAAATCGCCCTGTACCCAATCTGACTCATCTGCATTTCTCGCACCAAATAACACTCGATATTGGGCTTCTTGTCCATCGGTGGCATTAACCCACATTGATATTGAAAACGAATCTCTGAATGTAGATTGAAATGCTGAACCAGAATCAACATAATCATTAGTCCCATCAAAACTAACCGCAGTACCAGATTTGATAGTACCATAGTTAATCGGGTCTACTACTCCGTGTGGTGATGATGTGTAGCCTGTGGTGGTGGTTGCACCGTAGACCACTCCAATATTTCCACCACTTGTTACTTCTTTATAAGATATAGTATCGAATAACATTGTACCAGAAGTTGATGTGTTTTTAATTAGTTGAAGTTTCATTGAAGTTGTTAATGCTATTCCAAATACACTATACTGCACCCAAGAACTGCTTGATGTTCCAGTTGTTACGCCTGTTACTGTTGAGCCATCAAGAAGTTGAAGTTTAAATTCTTCATTACCAGAAGTTCCACTTTTAACATAGCCAGTTATTCTATATATTTTTCCAGCAGTTACAGTAACTGTTTGATGTGCCTTTTGATTGTCGCTACCAGTTCTTGTAACTTCTAAACAATTTCCAGATTGACCAGATGAAACGCTGTCAAGCGTAGCATTAGATACACTCCAACCAGAAGTATCAGAATCAAAACCACCATTACTAATTAATTCACTACCGAATGAATAAGATGAATTAACTTGGTCTAAAATTAAATTATCGCTTTCTACTGCTTCACCCAAATCATACCAAGATACCAGATTGGTCTTTAAGCCACTTGACAATCCAGCATACTTCTCGGTGAACATTAATTCTTGGACTTGAGATTGGGTGAGTGCGGATGAGTGGATGGATACGTTGGCTAATTTGCCTTCGTACATACTTCCAGTACTATACTGCCCTATTCTTGACTCAAGACCATTTAGGTCTAAATTAGCAGAACTATACGAACCAGCAACAGAATCACTTGTTTGAACAGAACCATCTAAATATAGTTTATTATTACTCGCATCACCCCCATCAAAAATTATAGCCATGTGATGCCAAGTATTTGCATCTGTAAATACCCATTTATTTCTATAACTATTTGCATCAACATATAGTATTATCTTGTTGCCTTCTATATCTATATCAATTTCACCACTTCCAGTATAAGCACCTATGCTAAATATCCCGTCATCACTATTTGTGTTTGCTGAATTAAACCAACAGGAAAAAGTAAGTTGATTAGAATAATTATCACCCAATGCAGTACCCAGACCAGTGCCAAGACTGATATAATCATCAGTACCATCAAAACTGGTACTCCCATCAGCCAACTGCACGGCTTGTTTCGGTTGGGCTACATCTAAAATTCTCGGTATCTGTGGGGCGTTGTCTCCATATACACTATTGGTAAGTGTACTGCCACTATTCGTACCATCATTACTTCCGTGTGCATCATCGTAGTCTACATCAAGCCCCCACCAAGACACTAAATTGGTTTTATCTACACTACCCAAATCGCTATACTGCTTATACATTATGCCTTGTACTTCAGAAGCGGATAAGGCACGACTCCAGATTCCTACGTTACAGATGGAGCCTGTAAACCATTGACTATTACTTGGTTGTCCATTACCAATGATTAAATGTGAATCAGTAGAATTACAAGTTATACTTGAACTTGTATCTTCCAATGAGCCATTAACATATACTCTTATTTTATCACCATCATAAGTAAATGCTACATGATACCAAGTGTTTACAGCAAATACTGTGGTTCCTGTTGCATTTGTTCCATTTGCATCAAATCGAAGTTTGCAAGTATTAGCAGACTCCTCAAACAATTTAAACTGATTTGCTTTTGTTGCAGATGCTTCTCCCCAATCAAATATTACTGCATGGTCATCTACTGCTGTTGGATATATCCAAGCACATCCAGACTTTGCAGAAGCACCAGTAATTCCTACGTTAGACCCAGATTCTACATAATCATTCGTACCATCAAACGAAGTTGAGCCTGTGGAGGCGTGGGAGATTGGGTTGTCTTGATGCTCCTTGAAGTTGAAAAACAACTTAAGGTTATCTCTCACATAAGTAACTATGTTAGCAAACGCACCCTTGGCAAGAGATATGCCTAATCCAAGCATGAATCTAACCTAAGTAAATAATACAAAGACCAGCGTTCACAGTTACAGCACTCCAACTGCCGTATATTGTGACTCCCGCTGGAAATACGTCTGTATTAACAATAGAGTTTCCATGCGTGGATGTTCCTGTGCCTGTTATAGTGGCATTGGATTGAGTGAGTGTGGTAAAGGTAGTATCTTCAAGCATTGTAATCGCTACTACTGTACCAAGACTTGCACCGGATTCACCATTATCTAAAACGGCTGAACCTACTTGTCCAAGTCCTACATTACCTGATTCTACTACTGAATATGATTGCATTCCCATCTTGTTTCCTCCAGTTATGCCTTACCGAGCTTGGGTATTCTCATGGGCATATTGATTAATTTGTTCCTATAAAAGCTTTTAGACTACTTGCGTACTTCCCTTCTAATAAAGTTATTTGTGCCTGAATAGCCTGTATCTCAAGCATTTCAGCTTGTGCTAATTCAGAATCTTCATCTGTTTGTATATATACCTTTAATTTTTCATTTTTTAATGCCAATAATTGTTGCAAACATCTCGCTGCTGCACCTGTAACTAAAATATGTATAGCTTCTTGTGGAAAGTTCACTATGGCAGTTGAACTATGGGCAATCGCAGTGCTTCCATCAGAAGTAGGGACTAGGGGAACATAAACCACATTACCGGTAGCTTCACTACCATCTACAACAACATAGACCTTACTGCTTGAATAATAGTAAATAGGATTTCTTGCGGTAGCGTAATGAATTGACCCTGAATCCTTTGCGCTTGCAACGCTACTGCTCTGTATTGGTCTTGCCTGTCTATTACTCTTATGTATCTCCAAGACCCGTTTATCCAATACAGTCAATCCATCAGTCGTAATATCAGCTTCTTTCGAAAGCGGTATTAATTTCATGGAAGGAGTTGCTTTGACTATTTCTGCTCCTACATCTTGAATAGCCGTAGTGATGAACGTAGTATCGTCAAATGCGGTTGTTCCAATCATATCTTCTATTTGTACTTGAAAGGTTTGCATCAGCTTATAGTTACCTCAGTAAATGCTGTAGAGCCAATTGCGTTATATGATGTTTCATGCACTAGAGTGTCATTTAGTATTGTTCCTGTACCCGTCCAAGAAGATGCTGCACCAGAAAGTCTATTTGTCCCCGTATCGTTTGCTGTGTATGTTAATTTTTGTAACTGGGACAATGAATCAAGAAAAACAATAGTGCCTGTACTTGGAAAATCCGCAGTGCTATCCAAGGTTATAATGTTAGACCCATTAGCTAAAGTCCCATTCGCATTGCTCGATGCACCATTGCTATTATTTATTTCAATCATTAATAGTCGGTCCCCTGAATATAGTAAGCCGTACCATCCCGACCCTTATTAGCGTACTTCTTACCTTCCCTGACATCTTCGTTGAATAAACTTCTGAAGTATCCAGCTTGCCTTATTAATTCAGGCTTTAGTTCATAACCTTTAGCTATGGCATAATTAGCCAATGCTTCATGGAACTCAGCGGGAATGTTGGGGGATTCTGTCATATCCGTACCAGTTCCAGATGCTACAAAATCAGCATCAAGTTTAACGGCATGGACATTGACTGTTTTTACTTCAGATACGGAAACAAGACTAGTTGTGCTATCTGTTGCTGAGTTTTTAACAATAGCAATAGCATCCCGTTCTATCCACCAAGCGTGCTTTAAGGCACTTGTTCTAGCGTCATCAGCCATTATACATCCGTATCTATTTTTTCAGGAGGATTGCTTAATCTCGGTATTTCGTAATTATCGTAATCCACCCGAGTAACTTCTAATATATCGCTATCCAAGTTGTAGTATCTTTTATCAACAACTGTAGGAAACGTATATAGAGTTTTTAAAATTCTTGTTTTTCTACAGAACTCGTCCAATGCACGATTCAGATATAAACGGATCTGAGTCTCGCCCATTTCGGGGTGATGTTGTTGAACCAGTTCTATTATTTGTGTTTGTGTCATAATTCTTTACAACTCTGGGGGAGCCGAAACTCCCCCATTGTTATTTGTTTTAACCAAATGCTATTCCGTTGGTTGTTACCTTAGATGAACTTCCAACAACATACCAATTTGTACCATTCGATACTAATTTCACCATATCTCCCGCAATGGTTGCGGAACCGAATTGGATAAAATCATCAGTACCTGCTGAATTGTCACCTGCGCCAGTTTGAGCATGAATATTTCCAACAAAGTTATTTGAATCTGCTGATAAAACTTTACATACAGCAGTATCGTATGCACTTTTTTGGATAATTGTAAACTCTAACCCAACGTTTGAAGCTGCCGGTAATGTGACCACTAAAGCACCCGCACTTGATGGTGGAGTAAATAGTATTGTCTTTCCAGAATCGGCCTCTTGTAAAGTAGCACTTGCAGTGAGGTTTTTGATTCCCCCACTTGTTCCGCCTAAATAAGGTCTAGCCATAATTAACCTCCTTTATGAAATTTCAAAGAGTTTATGACTTTCAATCAGCGTTACTCCAATACCTTCATCAGACATATACTGATCCTTGACACCATCGTAAGCATCATCTGTTAAGATGTTAGCTTGGAACTTTGGCGCCCTGTATTGAGCATGGAACAGATTCTCATCCGATACAATAAGCATAGTCTTATTATATGCCTGACGTAGAGCCGGAGTTGGAATCAACTGCAACGCACCGTGAGGTGTCTCAAGAACTCTGTAGTTAAAACCAAGAGAGTCACGTTTCATGTCGCCAAGGTTTACTGTCCAACCAGAGTTACCTGCCATACCTGAAGAACCAGCCATCTTAGACCAGTAACTCAAAGCACCTGCACCACAGAAAGCACGTTTCACACCCGCTTCGGGAACATACTGGAATACCTTTTCCATATCGTCCACGAAATCACTATATGAATATGATGCTTCTGTTATGGTGAAACGACTTTGATCTGCACCAGATGCAGCACCGTGTTTTTCAATTGCTGGGATAATACCCATTGTTGTACGCACTTGATTGCTATTCGCATCTGTTAGATCATCGTCAGAAAAGGCACCGCTTGTATGGATCGGTGAACGACCAAATAAGAATGCACGTTCTTTCTGAATCTTATGTTCCTGTGATTTCTGGTCACGAAGCCTAGCCAATTCAGATGATTCACCACGTAAAGCAGCCGCAAGGAGTGTCCCTGTGATCTGCAATGGTGTTTTGAATATCTGACACTGGTTATAAACTACTGCCAGTTCATCTGACCATGCAGTCCCGGCTACGGTACCTTCACCGTATGCGTTACCAACAATAACCAAATAGTCACCAGATTGAGTAGTCCAACTTGCTTCACCTGCGTTTTTAACCACCCAAGCATTAGCACTGGTACTTGTCACAATTCCAACACCACGTTTTGTTGAACCTGGGACTATACCATCCCACACTTCAAACATTAGCCCAATATGGCTAGCATATGAAGTATTTCCACCTTCACCTTCAAGACCAACAATAGAACTAGCAGTTAGATTTAGCGTGTCTGCTGCATTATCTGCGGCTACTGCCTGAGCAGATGAAGTTCGGACATACTGTGTTACCCATGGATTACGATGTTCAAACATTTTAAACTGCGGATCAGCCATACCTGAAATAGTATTTTGATTGGCAATCACAGTTGTAAAAGGCGAAACGTCAGTCCATAGCTCCTTAACTACGTTTGGACGAATGTAAAAATCTCGTCTATCCGTATATAGAACCCCACTTGAAGTGAGGACTTTGGCATTACTTGCCATTTTTTATTACCCTCCTAGATACCTTTATGAAGGTATCTTTTAGTTAAACCGTTCTTTTATTTTGCATCAAGCCAAGATTGAAATTATCCTCTTCAGTATACTGGGGTTGATTTTCACCGCCTCCGACACTTGCCGGTGGTGGCATATTCACCCTATTCTGACGATTCTTCATCATCGTAGCTTTCTGCCTCGTTTCCACTTCAGCCGTACTTGGAGCATTCCTGATTCTATCTAAGGCAACAAGGTTTTCTAGGGATATACTATCGGGTGATGAGTAATACTGAATGAACTCATTTGCTCTTTCAGGTGTATACCCATATCCTTCCTGTAGATTCCGCTGCATGGCTTGTTGTTGTTGTTGAGCCATTGCTTCCTGTTGTTGTTTCTGTTGCAGTGCATACTGCCTATCCGCTTGTGCTAAACGATGTGTTTCCATGTCTTCTTGGTACGAAACCAAGTCCTCACGATAACCGTCTAAAGCATCACGGTATTTGAAACTAGATGATTCGGGGTCCATGTAGGCTTCCGATGGATCATAGTTACTTGGCTTACTAGGACGTTCTGGTTTCTTTGGTGATCCTTGAGGTTCGGTTTTACCGGAAACCCCTTGGGTATCACCAGAGAGTGATTTTGCAACATTGTCAAGAATCCAAGGGTTCTCTTCGATATGCTTTGCGATAGGCGCCACATTCTCTAAACTCTTAAGCTTCTCTTCCATTCTGTTGTACTCACTCGCCTTTTGGTCATACTTACTTTGCCAATATTCATAGCGTTCTTCCTGTGGTTCTTCCACAGCTTCTGCTACAGGTTGCGCTTGTTCCGCACCTTCATCAGCCAAAAACATTCCGCTTTCTGGATTGAAAGAGGGGTCAAATGGCTCTAATACGTCAGTCTGTTCAACTGCACCATCGTTTGTAGTTTCCTCAGCAACGATATTCTGTACTTGTTCTTCCATGCTATTCTCCTATCCGATTTGTCTATCCGACAGCAACCGGTGTTTGGGTTTCAGCTTCCGTTTCCCGTTCCATACTCAGTTGATCTCCTAACCGAGCCTCAAACAATTCCACTGCTTTAGCGGTCTTGTCACTGGATCGTCCCAACTGACGTTTAAATTTTTCTATCTCAACTCGTTTCTTATCATGGACGCTTTCACGTTCAGACGTTTGCAGATCGCCCTTGATACGTTTTAATTCTTCTTGCAACTGTTGTATCTGTTGTTGCTGTTGACCGATAATAGCCGTTCTTTCCAATACACCTTCTGTATCGGCAACTTCTGTTTGTTCCAGTATCTCAACTTGGTCAATAATGCCAGCTTGATAGAGTTGCATATAATATTCAAATCTTGCCCAACGATTAGACGGCATCGTAGAACCGCTTACAACAATTAGGTCATAGCTACCAATTGTTACGTCATTTACTCTTCCTAGTATTTCACCAGTGAAATCATCGTATATAGGTCTATTCAGAGTAGCTTCGCTTGTTCTTCCGTCTGGTTTCATAAGGCGAATCACCTTTTCATCTGTATAAGTCTGTTGGATCAACTGAACCACACTACGAGCTACCTGATTCAGCATTTCATCTATGTCATCCAACTTTGATTTGATACGTCGTTGGGCGTATTCATCAACGGCAACAGTTCCCTTGTATGTCTGCGGAGCAGCACTAGGGTCACCCTGAGATAGTGGGTGTATGCCTAAAATGTGATAGATACTTGATTTCGCATCTTCTTTATTCTTATATAATTCATTTGGCAGTGGAATCGGACCCGCTACAATAGGTTGTCCTAATTCAGGGTCATATTCGATTACACCAGTTCCAGCTCTAGACCATTCTTCTTCTAATTGTTTTCTATCCATAGACCCACGTGGTATAAGTAGCTTTGTGTTTGTGGAACTGGATGCATGGGCTATAATGAGAGATGTTAGCTTATTGATATATTCCTGTATAGGCTTTACGAAGCGTACATCACTCATAGGGTAAGGATTTCTATTATGCCTATTCATTAGCGGAACAATTGGATAGTTATCTATATCCATAATTGATTGTTCTACCATTAAACCGCCAATAGACATTATTCGCTGAATCCTATCAACCATTACTTCATTTAAGACGATAACGCCTTCTTCTATCATAGTCTCATTAGTTACAGGAGTAATGCGAGTTGTAGTACCCGGTATTGACCCCTCATGTTCTTCCCCTGGCATAATTGTAGGTTGCCCAGTCGCAGGGTCAGGCATCATGTGATATACACCGCCTGTGGACTCATATATCTGTAATAACTCCATAACTGCTTTATCGTCAGTTACGGGCTGTACACCTTGAGCAGTTTCCATAAATACTGCAGGTTCTTCAGCGAACTCATTAAATCCGTCTTCATTCATAATATTCTCTTCACCAGTAAGTGAATCAAGAATATGGAAGTATGGTAATTTTACTTTTTCATATCTATCTATTATTTCATAATGTCTGTTATTGCCATCATTGTCTTCAGTGGGGCCGACTTGCTGATCTTCTGATCCATCCCTAGATGTGGCGGGATACCTGTTATTACTTGAGCAAGTCATCATATCGTCTATTTTATCAACCACAGACGGAAATACAGTTTTAATCTGCTCTTCTGTAATTCGTTTAGCCACAATCATACAGGCAGAGTCCCTAGCGAAAGGGTCTTTGCTATTGGGGTCAAGATATAAATCAAGAGGGTCAATATTCTTAATCTTGATTTCACCTCTCCCAAAGTCCGCCATACCATCCACATAGGTTTGTAAGACTCCCATACCCTTTACATAGTAATCATCCACCACTTGTTTCAACTCTACGTTTCCATTAGATATATCCCATATATAAGCCATTATATCTGAAAAGAGCCTACCGACCTTATTATCGGAGTCATCCCTGCCTGCTGATTGAAATTTTGGTTTATTTGCGGTCAGTAGTGATTTTGCCTGTTCTACTGCCGGATATATGATATTGTCCACAATGGGGACTTGAGACCGTTTGGCAAGTACGTTTTTATGTTCCGTCTTCCATTGCTGGTTATTACGGAACTCATCGTCTTCCATGGCTTGTGTTGCCCATGTTGCCCTACCTTCGTGGTAGTTATCTAATAGGCGTTCTGATTTGGCTACTTCTGGGTGTTTTTCGTGTGGCATTAAAATTTATGGAGTGAAACTGGGGGCGAGTTTATTAAAGAGAAATCCCGATTCTCAACAGCATTTATTAAACTAATTGCCAATCACTGAATATATTATATCTTCTCTTCGATAATAACGGCACATCGTCTACTTTATGGTAAGGAGAGAATGAGCCCTTGTTTGCATAGTATAAGCCATCCAATATATCATCGTGCTTTCCCCTAGGGAACAAAAGTAACTCATCCATCAGTTCTTGTTGTTTCTGATGTATAAACATCTGCCTTTTAGCAAATATGGGCTGAAGTGACTCTAGTCTGTTGCTTTTAGAGTTTCGTGGGTTTTCCTTGATATTTAAACCCGGAATGAACAGATTTTCCTCCCTAGAGCGTTTTATGACATATTCACGAAGCATTTCCTGATAACCAACAGATTCTATCCTTGTCTTCTCTGAACGGTACCTCCTGAAGTTATTTACAATAGCTTCTGCCAGATTTAACGGTGTAGCGTGTTTTCTGTAATAAGGAAGTGAGAATCTTCGTTCCTGGTCATCAATAGCCAGATTGTAGATTACTGAATAGTCAGCGCTTCTTTTAACACTTGATGCTGGATCAACCCCCGTAAACACATTTATGGGAACTATCTCATCACAAGGTGAACCATCCAATGATGTAATCTTTAAAAAATTTTTATTATTTTTTCTGTAGAAATCACCCTCATAGAACCTGAAATCTTCCGCTTTAAACAATTGATCCTCATCACCAACTATTTCACAAGCATATTCCCTATAGAACACAGACAATCTGTTAATAGAGTCCAGTTCCTTCTTCTTTTCCAGTAATTTCTCAATACTCCACCATTCTTCCCATAATGCTATATTATTCTCAAAATCTGGCTTAAAGGTCATATTTTCCCATCCGTGCATATCTTTCAGCGTCTCCACCAGACATCTTTGGTGCTGAGGTGTACCAATAACAACTATACGCCCTTTCATGGGGTCTAACGATGGAACTGCACTTTGTAGCAGCCATCTTAGGTTATTTTCCATAGCTTCGGCTGTTTTGGTATTATTCTCGTCTTCGGGGTCATCTACAATAATAAGCGTAGGACGTTGGTTCCCTACCTTGATTCCCCTTATCTGTTGTCCCGTACCCTTGCAGATAATCATAGACCCGTCTTTTAACTCTATTTCTGATTTAGACCATATCTTTGCGCTGTGAGACCCCCAATAGCCATACAACGAACGGAATGTTTCAGAGAAATCCATAGTGTCTTTCAATAGACCCAGTAGCTTGACCGCATGATCCTGTGTTCTAGACACCAAAATTATCAGTTTCTGCCCTTTTCCGTACATAAGGTGATATAATGGGAATATACCCCCTATAATTGATGATTTGGCGTGTCCACGTGGCGCCACTATGTTCATTTGCTTTATATCGGGGTTAAGCAGTCTTTCTGCTATCTCATAATGGAATTTCGGGGAGTTTACTGCAAACATATTCGGCATACAGACTTTACCAAATAACACCATATCGTGTTTTAGCTTCTGGAGTATCTCCTTCTGCTGTTTATCAGTATCCATATACCTTTTTCTTGGTCTTTTTAGGAGTAGCTCTCTTTCTTTTACTTGGTTTTATTGGTTTTTTCTTTTTCATCAGTAATCAGACCCCATTAATCTATGTATTTCACCATCACTAACACTTAAGCCCATATCTTCAGCCACGGCAGAAAGCACGTCCATGAAAGTCAATAGCTTTTGTTCGTCAGTAGACTCTATTACGACTAGTTTTTTAAGCTTCTTTGACTTCTTCATGCGGTATTTCCTTCTTTTGCGACATTTTCAGGCTTTTCTTCTCTTCAGTTGCTATTTTATCAAGGATGGTACTGGTCATATCTATTTGAACCATATCTGTCTGCATAGATTTCTTAGGCAGCATATCCATAATCCTTACAAATTGCTCCGCACCCCTGAGAATGTTCGACGCGTCCCCGTTTGTCTTAGCAACAGTAATGCCATCCAGTATAATATCCAGTACATCACCTTGTGATATATTCCTGTCACTTAAGGCTTTTTGTATTTCTTCATCCAACATTCTCTGTATCCTTTCTTTCTTGAATAAACGCTTTGCAGTAAGGTCGGGGCGTTCCTGATCGCTCCTGTAAACATTACCAATAAGGTTCCAGTCAATCAAATGACCGCCTAGCATCATTTCAGCATAAACTTTTACTGCGTTCTTTGTTCTAGTTTTACCCGCTTCTTGCTCATCCCATGTAAGAACACCCACCTGAGAATACTGCCCCGCATTTCTATGGGGTATATACTCCAGTTTTGACTTATTCAGCCACTGCCTCCCAAATGGAAATGTTACCTGTTCTACTGTTTTGTACTGCTTACGATAAATACACTCAGAAACATACCCATCGTCACTAATACCAAAGTCACCTACCTGACATTTCCGCCAAGACTTGTATTGTATTTCTCTATTAGTTGCTTCTTCTTCGGAATACACAGGATAAGTAACATCTTGGTAATTATTTTTCTTAAATTTTCTGGTAATAAAGTCCATTACTGTTATAACAGTATACTATAATAAATAATACAGTTGCTTTAAGGAGCAGTTCCGTATATATTACTGTTATATATATAACAGTAGTGTTTATTACAGTAGTTTATATACAGTAGTATAATCCATGCAGTTTTAATCAAATTCAATGTGTGGAACTCCATCTTTGTACTTCATCCATTTCTCCGTTTCAATAGTCTTTAAGTAAATCTTCTCTTCTGCACTAAATACACTCAGTATATGGTAAACAGATATATCATCTAAAGTCTCTACAACTTCAAATTTGCCAGTATTATGGTCATAACGCTCTAGTTTCTGCGTTTCTTCATATTTCATGTAGCGAAGATAAACTAGCGTAACTCCGATTCTCTACAGCCCATTTTTGAAAAATTAACGTAGACTGCGTGTGTGGGATATATAGGGTACCTACCCCCGTCTTCTTGGGTTGCGGTAGGGTCGCAACACGTTGAAAAAACGTGTTTGTGTTGCAAGACCCTATCCGCACCCATTCATCCGCCCTGGGTGAATATCCCGTATTATTTCTTAAATGATGCGGTTAACTAGTTAACTAACCTAATAAGGAGTTCTAACCATGGACTTAATCACAATCAAATTCTCGGCTTATAATACATTTAAGAAAGCCTTTGAACCACTCTTCGAACCCGTCCATACTGACGACCTAACCGATGACCATATCCAAATGGTAATTGACAACGCTACATCTGTAAGTGCATTCTGTGCCCTTGAATCACAGGTTCCTGATGTTACTTCACATATGGATGAGATTAAACAGATGCTTAACTGGAAGGGTGATGTAACGGTCACAGACTACTCTTACGATTTAAAGGGCAAGGAACGTTCAGGGTTCTCTATCAATCTGCAACGTGAAAAGTCCCGCAAGATTGGATTAGTGGGGTTTAAAGAGCGTTTGGCTGGTCTTGTGAGATAAGCATAGTCATCTACATAGAGCAGGCGGGCATTGTCCCGTCTGTTCTTTTAAACCCTGCGAATAAAAACGTGCATATTGGACATTAATGTAAAGTATGCGAAACTTACAAGGAGCAACACTATGATTTGGTTATTAAAACAAAACAGTAATTACTGGCACTTTGCTACTATATTTGAAAGTGTCATAGAAGTACGGAAATCTGAATACCCTAACCTATTTGAAGCAATGGCGAGAGCCCGTGACAAGGCATTTGGGTAATGGATATCATACTTGCAATACTGGTCTGGGTACTCTTAGGACTACTGTTATATCCAGACTTAGTTGATTTCTTTAACAATTAGGGAACTCCGCATCTTCCCTTTTAAGGTTTGCCCAGTACCTTTCGGCGTTTACAGCTGATAAAACTGGGCTGATCGTTGTACAATACCACAGGTGTGAAACAATACTATTGAAGTTCGCAACCGATTAGTAGGTGTCCACCTGTGGATTAATTTTCAGACATAAACCAAGGAGCAATAAAATGAACCCCAAAGAATATAATTTCAAAGAATATGAAACTAACACTGTTGAAAAAACGGTCATTGAATATGGTAGAGGCAATATACATACTGCCGTATTAAATATGAATTCTAAAATTGCTGATTTAGAAATGACCATAGCCGGAATAAAAGAAAACGCCAATACCGATTGGGAAGAAGAATGTGGTAAGCTTTATGATTTCCTTTGTGAACATAAACCTTATAAAAATTATCCAAAAGGCAAACTTATGGATGAATATCATAAAACAACAAATAACTAATAAATACCCCCGTAATGGACATATTTGTGTATAACCTACCCTTACTTCAAATATCTTATAATTTGTCTGTTATGGGGGCAATTAACCCTTAAAACACCCCATATATCGCTCGTATTTAAAGACCTGTGATATATAAAGGAGAAATAATGACTAAAGAGAAAGAAAAGAGAAGAATTGCTTCTATAATTAAAGCTCTTAATAATGTACTTGAAAAGAATTTAAAGAAAGCTAAATCTCTTAACGATTCTACTGAAATTAACGCTTATAAATATGTTCTAAATATCATAAAAAAACATGAACAATAAGGATGACTAAAATGAAAAAACGGGGAAAAGTGGATATTGTTGATAGAGATATTGCAACCGTTGAAGTTCTACACGACTTATTACTGGATGCTCATGGATATTCTCTTTCCTTTTGGGCATTAGAAAGAGCAAGGAAATTAACCGCCAAGATGTATAAGGCTTTAAAGGAGAATAAAAAGCAATGAAATATAAAGCAGAAGTAAAAGTAGGAACAGACCCTAAATGGTATTCTAATGCATTAAGGTTTGATACCTTTAAACTCGCTGAAGTATATGCAAAAGACTTATTTAGTCGATGGTTAGCAACTACTAAATGGAGAGTTGTAAAAGATAAGGAATCAAAATAATATGGGCAGATATGTCTATGGAGATATAGAACACAAATTCTGGTTTGCTACTCAAGAAAGTAATGATATAACTATTTTTGGTGGCAACGAAGATAAAGCACAATTCATTAACTGGTATTGGGATGAACAAGATATTCCCGTCTGTGAAGACAAATTAAAAGAAATATACAAAGACTGTGTTAAATCTACTGGAATTTCACCAAGACACTGGTTATCAAAGGTTAATCGTAAAGGATATACACTTTCTTCAAATGATGATGAAACAAATGATGAAACTTGGAGAAAAGGTATTGAATATGCTGCTACCTTTGAACTTGGTATGAAAATCAGAAGAGTATTAAAAGACCAAGGATATGCCAGTGTTGAAGCTGAATTTTAAAGGAGTCAGAATAAAATGAGTAAGAATGAAAAAGTAAAATACAAGTGTTATTGTGGTAAAATGAAATCTCCATTTGCAATGGGACCAATAGTCGGGACTTGTCGTTACTGTTTAACAGAGTGTGATACATTAATTAAAAAACAAAAAGGAAACGAATGAACGTACCTATTAATGACATTCGCCTACACGGAAATGTTAGAAGTAAAATAGATAAAAAGGAAGACTCTTTTAAAGAGTTAGTAAAGGATATTGACCAGAATGGTTTAATTCAGCCGTTGGTTGTATATCGTGTAGATGACCATTACTATTTAATTGCAGGACACAGACGTTTGGAAGCGTTAAAAGAACTGGCATTAGATAAAGCAGCCATCTATGAAAGACCAGAACCTAATGGTGACTTTACTCAACTACAAGTATCTGAAAACACTATGAGAAAAGACTTGACTCTCTATGAAGAGATAATGGCTTTTAAATCAATGGTTGATACTAAAATGACTATTACTGAAGTAGCTGACAAGTTCGGTCATTCACGTAATTATGTTATCCGTAGAATTGAATTTGGCAATCTAATACCCGCATTATTAAAACCTGAAACATTTGATGATGCACCAGATCGTTTTCTTTCACATTTGCGAGACTTTGCTAAACATCATAAAAGTCTACAGAAAGAGGCATTGGAGTGGGTTGCAAAAGAAAATAAATGTACAGTAAAAGAATATTGTACTGAACATTTTATTGATAAATCCTATCCAGTTCATTTATTTGGGTATCCTGGACTAACTTCAAATAAGTTACCAAGAGAAGAAGTAGTAACCTTTTGTGATACTAATGTTAAAACAGATAAATACGGTGATACACCGGAAGAACGATTCGTAAAACTACAGAAAGAGTATGGATATAAGGTTAAAACCAATCCAGTTCTTTTCCAAGATGAAGAGTTTAATGACTATTGTGCAGATATGGACTTTATTAAGTTTATCTGGACAGAAGTTTATCCCGAAGAAACACATATTAAATTCAATAAATTGAAAATTGATAAAGATATGTATAGCTGGAATGATGGATGTAGTCGTGCCATAATGCCTAAGCTTCTGAGGGCTTTGTATCTCAAAACTCCTTCCATTATTACTTGGAACGGTAAATGGGATGAACCAGTTGTTAAAGTAGCAAGTGGCAGTAAGTCATCAGCTTCATCAAAAGATAAGTCTGATAAACCAGTACGGGATAAATACTATCGTCAAACTAAGAAGTTCGGTAGAATTTTGTCTGCTGGTTATTTAGCTTATCTTAAGAATCGAATCTATGTTTCTCGAAAGAAAGGTTGTATGCCATTGTATAATGCTGGCAATGCATCAAATATCATAGAAGAATGGACAGTAACACAAGGTTTAACTTTAAACCAAATTGATGTTCCCGACCATTTGAATGGTTACAATCTCGATAGAATACGCAAATTACTTGACAAAGATTATGCTTCAAGTGATTTAGCGAAGGCTATTTACAAAGCATTTGTAATAGAGTCTATGAATCAAGCATCATTCAAGAGTTTAAACAAACTTGCCAGAAAGTTAACAAAGCATCATTCGATAACTGCTGTAATGACTTTAAAGGAGTGGTTTAAGCAAGAATGGGATTCTAAAGATTCTGATGAGTTTAAACTTAATGTACTTAGTTGTTTCTCCTTGGCTAATCTAAATACAATATCTAAAGGTAAGAAAATTGATATTGTAGAGTATGCTATACAAAAAAACACTCCATTCCCCTTCATGAGCATTTTCTCTAGTAAGGAAGCAGAGTGGGATACCTTGTCCTTAAAACATTGTTACTTGGACAAGAATGCACTGTATAGTGCTTAAAGTTCTTATTTAAGAGCTGTATTCTAATGGGGGCGGTTTATGTTTTCCGTCCCCTATGTTTTATATGAAACTGCAGAACTGCAGTAGGGTTTACTCCAAACTATAAATCCGGGCATCCTTTTTTCACACAAGTTAATAATCCAACTGAAAATACATTTCCATTCACTCCAAACTCTTGTGCCTGGATGTTCATCATAGAATATTTTCCATTAGATTTTAAAACACGCAAAGTGATGTCTCTCGTTTTTTTGTTGATTTCTTGAATAGCATCATCGTGATCGTCGGGATGAATAAACTCTAAAAGACTTTTTCCAAGCATCTCATCTTCATTAAACCCAAGAATTTTACATAATGCTGGATTCACATTTCTTAAGATTCCTTTACGGGTGCAACTCATCGGCTTATCTGTTTTGTAGAAAACCCA